AGCACCGTATATGGTATCAGTTGCCGGTACGCGTAGTTCGTCTCGACAATGCTCCGTTCGAGGTAGACACCGCGGGCGTTTACGTATTCCACCACGTCATCGATGTCGCTGATTGCCGGAACGCATAGTATCTTCGCCATCTCACACCTCCGTGGATCGGATCGGCATTATGTAATGCGAGGCGTTGCCATCTTCCAATCGCATAATATCCGCGGGCGTGCCAAGCTGTATCGTCAGGTCGCCACCTTTAACGTGTTGCGCGGTGTCGATTGTCGCAAGCCTGAACCCGTCCGCCGTGACGAACCGGAGATGGCCATCAACGCTTTCGAAGTGTAGCCCGTTCAACGCGCGCATCATTGGATCGGCGGCTATCGCATAGATAACGCGGTCAATCTCGCTTGAGAGCGTCGGGATGAGTTCGATCGGTTCAGCCGTTGAATCGAATATCAGCGCCGGGAAGTCTTCGGGGTCGAGCATTGGGATGTTTGCGACTCCGCCGTTGCTGTACACGTCAAGCGTCGCTTCGTTTTCTTGCTTGATGTTCAGCTGAGCGCTCGGCGCGTTTTTGGCGATCTCAAAGAGCGTCTTGGCGTCCACGGCGGTCTTGCCCGGCGATTGCGCGCTCGCCCCTTCGAGTTTGATCCGTATCGATGTTTCCATATCCGTTGCGTACAGGTATACGGCATCACTGCATTCGATCAGCACGCTTGATAGGATTGGCTTAATCGCCTTTGCCGGCGCAACGGATACAATGTTCGTCATCGCATTTTCGAGAGTTTTCTTGTCAACTGTAAATTCCATAGTCCCCTCCGATGTAGTTTTCGATTTTAAGGCGGTTTTTAGCCCCTACGGGCGACGTTCGGGTTGAGTTGCGAGTGTTTTGTCACGGCGGATTTTATCGCGCGTTTTGGGGCCGTTTAACGCGTTTTGCTCTTCGTCGTCCCCAGATGCCCGGAGCAACGCTGCGATGATCATCCCAATCGGCGCGCCGATGAATATGCCGATGAGTATGCCGGCGAGCATTAGAACGGGACCTCGTCTTCGTTGGATAGTATTGGCGGGACAAGCGGCTCTTCGTCGAACGTCTCGGACTTGGTTTGCTCACGGTCTCGCGTGGGCCGTGGCAAGAACTCGAACCGATCCATGATCACCTCGGTCGAGTTGCGTTTTGTCCCGTCTTGCGCCTCGTAGGTGTTGGTGCGGATGTGACCTTCGACGATTAGCCCGGTTCCTTTGACGAAGTAGTTGCTGATCGTGTCGCATACCTTCCCGAACGCGACCACACGGAGCCAATCGGTTCCGGGGTTATCGTTATTCTTGGTTTTTGGGCGGCTTACACCGAGCGAGAAGTTCGCGACGGGATCCCCACTCGGTAGATATTTAATTTCCGGATCGCGGCCGATGTAGCCGCTGACGATTAGCTTGTTCATTTGATCTCCCTCCCGTACGCAAGTACGTTCACGGTTGTGTGCTTTCTGCCGGTGATCTCAGCTTTCGCGACCATCGGAAGCGCCCATTTGTCGTTTTCAAACACGATGCCTTCCAGGGCGTCGATTAAAATCTTCAGCATATTATTTGGATCCGCAAAACGTTTGTTTTTGAATTCGAACCCAATTACGAGATAGAAGAAGTTCCCGGCCGGCAGTATCTTCCAACGCGCCCGCTTCGCCGCTTGGTGGGCGCATATTTTAGCGAGCTCGACAAACGCTCTCGCTTCAGCGTCGAGGTAGAGCCGCCCGTTTTGGGAGCGCTTGAAGTAATGGTTTACGCTCGGTGGGAGATCGGGGATTTCGATGATCATCCCTTTCCCAGCTCCTTTATCGGCGCTGTGGCCTTCCCGGCGATCTCTCGCGCGAGGTTGTTCACGAACGCTATCGCCATCGGGTTGTTGGTTTGAGTTGCCGCCTTCTCCCGTTGCGCGAAGCTGCCGTATATCCGCATAAAGTGCGCGCGGGTCGGCATCAGCGTGTTCTCCGTGAGGTCGCATAGCGTTCCCCAGCCGATGGAGTTCTTCGCCGCTTCCAGCTTCCAATCATCGTATGTTGGCTCGGAGTAGTAACCATATCGCGAGATATCGCGGTACACGATACCCCACGCTTCCTCTGCGCTGAGCTCCGGGTGTTGCTGTTCGCGCATCGCGTTCACGCGTTCCCACAGGTCGGCGGGTACGGGGGCGTATTTGCTCGTTCTTACATAATCATCCACCGCGGCTTTGAGTTCATCATCCGTCATATCGTTCAGCACGGAGTACCACGCTTTGAGCACTTCTTTGTTGCTCGTAATGCCGCGGAGCTTTTCGTAAACGGTTCCGAGCAGCATCATTGCCTCGGTGAACACTTGCTTACTTAACGCCATTCTTTATCGCCTCCTCGGCTTGCGCTTCTTCCCAAAACGCTTTGAGCCCTGCGAATCTTTGTTCGTTAGCATTGCGGTTATCGTAGTTGCCTTCTAAGATTTTTTGAAGATTGGCGGGCTTAAATATCCAGTCGAAGCCTGCTTTGAACGTGTTTGCTCGCCCGGAAAGAAAATCGGAATCCTGAACCTTATAAAACAAGTCGTGAAAGAACCCGATGTCGGGATGTTCCTTCCAGCGAGATGCAATACAATCACGCCGCGATTTTGCCCAATCTTTTGGTTCCTGGATTTTGGGAAGTGATGAGCAGATAGATAAGAACATTTCGTAGATATCCTGATAAGGCGTCGGGTTTGATTTCGGTTTTGGAGAAGAGCGTTTTTTCGGCTCGATGCACGTTATATTTTCTTCTAATTCTTTAGAATCTTTCTCATCTAAAGAATTAGAAGAAAAAGTCTGTTCTGTTCTTATCTCTTCTGTTCTATTCTTATATAAGCTAACGTTTATACTATCGTTTATACTATCGTTTATACTATCGTTTATACTATCGTTTATACTATCGTTTGTACCCCTCTTTTTATAGTATAACGATTCCCCGTTGTTGTTTATACTATCCTTTATACCCTCTTTTTGATAGTATAAGAGCGTATACTTTCCGGCTTTTCTTTGAGTTCCTTTTGAATAAGCAAGCAATCCACTATCGACTAACCTTTGCCGCGCACGAATTACAGAAGGCTCTGTGGCCCCTAACTCGGCGACGAACCGGCTATTTGGGACGGATAGAACCTTTCTCCAGCCCGAACGGTTAAACAAATCGAGTATCTTGAAGTACATATGCACCTCAAGATGGGAGAAATGGAATTCCAAATCCATCTGCCAGAACCGATTAACAAGGTCGATGTAGGTCATTTTTATCACCTAATTCTGGTATTCAAATTTTATCCGCATAAGTGCCACCAGCTCCTAATAATAGATAGCGCCCCTCATAGGCGAGAGGCGCGTTGTTTGTCTATTCGGTTACCGCCGGTTCCGGTTCGGCTGGTGTAGTCGTGATATCAACCCAATCGGTTTCGTCAGCGGCCGCGAACACATCTTCGTATTCTTTTTTGGTTGTTTCATCTTGAGTCATCGAGCGTTGGATTTCCGTGGAGAGTGGGAGATACTTCGCAAGTTGCTTAATCACGGTCTTCTTTGCCATCGCGTCGTAATCGGTCGCCCAGGGGCCGTAGTCGGGGCTCTTGGAACGTTTGCGGTACTTGTCGATATCTTGCACGCTCATCACGAGATACGAGAACCCGCCGTCCTTGAGCTTTGCGATCGCGTAATAACAGTAAGGTTCCCCGCGGTTCTCGAGTGCCGGGCGGTGCATCAGCTTTGGTGTAAGACCGTATTCGTACTCGAATACGTCGTTCCGGCACACCTCGTGGACGTCGAGGGTTTGGAGCTCGCCGGAACGCCGTACTAAATCAATATATCCCTTATACCCAATTTGGAACTGCACTTCCGTCGATTTGGTTTTGTTGTTGTAGTACGGGATGAGATACGCGTGCCCGAGGATGCCGGGTTCGAGGCCGAGCTGCGCGGATAGCATCAACGCGCCAAGAAGCGATTGCGAGGAACATTCCAAAAGTTTGGGATTCTTCCTAATTTCGGTCATCGCCACCCGTAATAGGTGGTCGCTCTTGATGTGTTGTGGGAGAACCTTCGCAATCTCAGGCGCCATCCGCTTGAATAAATCTTGGATATTCTGATAAGGGCTTACCGCTCTGCTTTGCGCCGGCTTGATAGCTGCGGGCGCCGCGCTTCCGGTTCCCGCTGTTACCACCTGCGGGTCGAGCTTCGGAGCTTGAATAATCCTCTCTTTAATCCTGTTCATCTTTGCATCCGTCATACCGTTTCCTCCTTCACGGTGAATCGCCGTGATTGCGATTCTTTTATGTACTGGCTATATAAATCCGGGTTGGTTTTTTCGAATAGTTTCGTATCGAATCGTTTTGATACCACGTTCTTCCAGCTTACGGTAAAGCGCCCCACGCGAGCGCGTTCGGCATCTTTCATCGCGTCCTTAATCTGGTTCTCGAGATAATCTTGCGATATCTCGAGGTCTTTTATCCGGCTCTTGACATCAACGAGTTGCTCTAAGGTATCCGAGTAAGTGGGCGGCAGCTCGATACTCGCGCCGTTCGCGTTAGGGTAGAGGCGATTCATAATATCGCCGTGGAGCTCGGCTTTGCTCTCCGATATCGGCGGCGGGGTTTGGGTTTCTACGCAGCGCCAGAACTCCGATTCCTTCGCGATCATCATCTCGATCAGCTCTTCGTCGCGTTCGATCTCTTTCCACTCGAACCGGTTACCGCCGATGAGCACGGCGAAGTACGCTTTTTCGGCCCCGGTTACCGCAAGGTAGTGCATGACCTGAATAATGTACTCCGAGGGAATCTCGTCACCTTCCCACTCTTTACCGTTCCACGCGCCGGTCGTCTTGCACTCAAGTATCGCGTTCTCTCCTACCACGCGGCGGTCGATGTTTGCAATCATATGCTCGTGCTCGGGGTGGATCAAGATGCGGTTCACGCGCTGAACCTTCTTTCCGGTTCGCTTGGTGAACTCATCCGCAACCACGGCCTCCAACACATTCCCCCAATAAGCGGCCTCGCCCGCTTCCGGTTGTTCGATTTCGCCGCTTTTCTCGAGGTACAATTGCAACGGCGACTTCCACCGTGACACCCCGATCGCCGCTGCCGCGTCCGAGCCGCCTATCCCCTTCATTCTGGCGGCCTTCCATTCTTCAGATGTCATTTCAAGTGTTTTAAGTGTTTTGATACTCGCTTGTACTTTCATCACATACCTCCTCATCTTCTCCATAAAATTCTTTCACAATCTCGTCGATTGACGCTACACACTCCAGTAACTCGTCGGCCATGGTAGGGTTGCTCCTCGCAAAAAAATTATCCCCGCCCGCGGGGGTGGTGCGAACGGGGAACCAATGTGGTGTTTTTATTTCAAGAAAAAGGGGTCGAAAAATACCCCCTGCCGGTGTCCCGCCAGCAGAGGGCAAACGGAGGTATCACGTAGAAAGGAGGAGTTTTATCGGGGCGGAAATCAATGAATTTGTTGTGGTATACAATGGGCTTGTGCTTTTTTTATCACCGTCGGATAACGGCTGCCCGCTTGAAGAATTACAGGCTTTTTGTTAGAACTGATTGATAGTAGTTTGTTCCCGTCAAGGTCTGTAATCACTAAACTTTTGTTTGTTGCCAAATATCTTACAAAACCAGTTACATCACCATATCGAACCAAGTCCCATTTCCTATACCCGTTATACCTGCCGCGGATTTTTACCTCAGGATACGTTTTTCCGGACGTTGCAGTTTTCTTTCGCCTACGCTCTCTTCGGTACTCGTTTTTGGGTACTCTCCGAATACGATAAACCGTATCGCTCAATTTTGGTTTTTTGGTTCCGTCAAACGCAATAGAGACCGCGTCGAAGTAATGTTCTTTCGGCAAGCCCAAGATTGCCTGCCTTTTGAATTTTGTTTGATATCCAAACGTAGTCAAAACGTTCTTACAGTCAAGAGCTTTAATCAAACGGGCTCGAACGGTGTTAGCTAACGTAGCGTGGCGTTTCCCTTTCTTGATCGGCTTAGCGTTTAAGGTGGCTTCATTGTTGTGTACTTTCTTGTGGCAGGAGCTACATAGAGTGATGAGATTAGAGGGATCATCTGTGCTGTTGGATAATCTCCTCGGAACGATGTGGTGAACGTTCAAAACGGTTCCATCTTTTTTGATACCGGATGCCCCGCAAACTTGGCACTTGTAGCCATCTCTGTCGAGGACATATGATTTGACATTGTAGAAATTGTATTGTGGGCCATATTGATAACCAACCCCGGCAACCTCCGGGTTCGTTATTTTGTGAAGGTCGAAATTCGCGGTTTCGATTACCCACCTCGATACAGGTAGTATTTTTTCAACCCTTCTCATTTCCTGCAGGTGGTGGTTGACCTTTGTTTGTACAGATGGTGCGACAAAAGAGCTTTGATCGCCAAAAGCCACTTTTCTTTTCTTTGAGAAATTCGGATACAGTTCGGCGACTTCCGATTTCTTTAGTTCTGCAACTCTGTTTTGCAGAGCAAGTCTTACCATCATCGCCCTTGAATATGGCGGCTTCCGGTATCTGATTCGGCTCCTTCTTAACCGCCGGAATCCCTTTCTTCGTTGAATCTTTTGTTTTACGGTATAATCGTCTTCAAGAAGTGTTTCGGACATATACAAAACCTCTTTATCAGACACGGCCGCACACCCTAAATGCACGGCACCGATATCCAATCCTCCGGCGATCGGTTGTTTGAACCCCGTAGAATCGTTCAGTAGTTGAATAGTAAACGGTGTTTTCTTAACCACTTTAGCTTTGCCCTCTTTAAGCAGAATGCGGGCTATAGCCGGAGTAGTAGGCATCAAAGGTTCTTTATTCTTGTTCAATACATAAGCTTTCATAAGCTAAATCCTCCTTATAAAAAGGGTTGTGCGTAGTTTTATCCTGTTACCAGATAAAACATTCGACGTCCTCTCGACAATGTTAATAATGCTTTTTACACTTAGCGGCCGGGCCCTCCACTTCAGGCCTTTTTGAGACACTAAGCGATACTAACGTGTACTGAGGCGGCATACACGGATATCATGACATTACTAACGGAGACTGGATTTCTCCAGTCAGAGTCTGGAATCCCATCTCTTTTGCAAGAGACACGTGTGGGTGGACACATAGGCAGTACTGATTACCCTCAAACCCGCTTGGAACGTAGTGTACTGTCCACACGTGTGTGGGGGAAGCGGCCTTCCACGGCATTTATCACGTAGGAG